GTTAAGTTTTCTATTGCCATCAGCAGAGGCAACATTTAGAAACTTGGTGCTAAATCAACGGGTAGAAATGTCTTCTCCATTTGTGGCGCGTGGTGTTTGGCAGAGTAACGGAGGTGCATTTGATGAAGATGTTTTCGAGAATGAGGACGTTTATTGTGGCCTAGACCTTTCTGCAAAGAACGACTTAACCTCTATGGTTTTAGTTGCCTACCGTGAGAAATGGCACGTAAAGGCGTATTTCTGGACACCAAAAGCCACATTGTTAGACCGCGCCAAGCGTGATCGCGCACCTTATGATGTATGGGAAAAGCAAGGATTTATCCGCGCCATTGGTGATGCTTCGATTGATTACGATGAATTAGCCGTAGAGATAGCCGAGATTCTCACGCCCTATAACGTCAAGTCTGTGGCCTTTGACAGATGGCGCATGGACGTTCTAAAAGCTTCGTTTAACCGAATGGGCGCTGAATTGCCACTAGTTCCATTTGGTCAAGGTTTTGGCTCCATGTCTCCTGCCATTGATGCGCTAGAGACTGAGCTTTTAAATGCCCATATGCTTCACGCTAATAATCCCGTATTGGCGATGTGTATTTCAAACTGTCGAGTCGAGCAAGATGCTGCTGGCAATAGAAAACTTAACAAGGCAAAGTCAACAGGCCGCATAGATGGAGCAATTGCTTTGGCTATGGCTATGGGTATCGCTGCAAAGCAAGAGCAAGAAGAAACGCCCGAGTTTCAAATGTTTGTTATGTAAACTTGTTTTTGTTACAATTTGACAACGAAAGGCTTTTGTAAGGATAATAAAGCTATGAAACAAGTTCAAAAATCAGGCGTTCAAACAGAATCCCCGTTTACCTTTGCGTTATCGGTGGATGGTGTTGTTGATCGTCACGGTGATATTGTTGATGTAAATAAATCATCCGTAGACCTGACAGACTTCAAAGCTAATCCAATTGCTTTGGCCTTTCACGACCATAATCAGCCAATTGGCGTATGGGAAAACGTGCGATTTGAAGGCGGTAAGTTGTTAGCAGATCTGAAAATGGCTGCTAAAGGCACTTCGGATTACATCGACACCCTGCGTTCACTGGTTGAACAAAAGATTCTCAAGGCTGTATCTATCGGATTCAGCGCCCAAGAATACGAACCAATCAAAGGCGGCGGCTATCGCTTCACTAAGTGGGCATTACATGAGGCAAGTCTCGTTTCTGTGCCTGCACACCCGCAAGCTCTTGCTGTCGCTAAATCTTTGGGTCTTAAAGACGCAGAGATCAACAAGTTTTTTACCGCTGAAACCTCGTTTGGTACATCAAAGGTAAAAAAAACCTCACCCGCCGATGTGGGTAAAACAGTCTCCATTAAATCCACACAGGAAAACAATCAAATGAAAACTTTTGCCGAGCAAATCAAGGGCTTCGAAGCCCGTAAGACCGAATTGCAAACTACTGCAAACGGCATCCTCCAAAAATCAGCCGATGAAGGCCGCACTCTTGACGCTACAGAATCTGAGTCTTATGACCAAGCTGTTGCCGAAATCGCTGCCGTTGAAAAGCACATCGAGCGCCTGCAAACCGCTGAGAAATCATCCATTGCTACTGCTAAACCAGTGGTTGGTGACACTGCTAAAGGTGCAGCAGACAACCGCGCTGGTGTTATCACTGTGCGCGATAACCTCGCCCCAGGTCAAGAATTCGCCCGTTACGCTAAGTGCTTGGCACAGGCTAAAGGCAACTTGATGCAAGCCGAGCAAATCGCCAAAGCTCAATACCCTGACAGCCACCGAATTCAAGGTGTGTTGAAGGCTGCTGTAGCATCTGGCACTACAACCGATGCAACTTGGGCCGAGCCATTGGTTCAATATAACGATTTTGCTGGTGACTTCATTAGCTTCTTGCGCCCACAAACCATCATTGGTAAGTTTGGCACAATGGGCATCCCTGCTTTGCGTTCTATCCCCTTCAACGTCCGAATCAAGGGCGAAACAAGCGGTGGTGAAGGCTACTGGGTTGGTGAGGGCGCTCCAAAGCCACTGACTAAATTTGACTTCAATGATGTTGAATTGCGTTGGGCTAAGGTTGCAAACATTGCCGTTTTGACTGACGAGCTGGTTCGTATGTCTAGCCCATCCGCTGAATTGCTGGTGCGTGATAGCTTGGCTCAAGCCTTGATCGCCCGTTTGGATGTGGACTTTGTGAACCCCGCAAAAGCTGCCGTGTCTAACGTGTCTCCTGCATCTATCACCAATAGCGCTACTGCTGTGGCTGCAACTGGTACAGATTACGATGCTTTCAAGGTTGACGCTAAGGTAATGATGGGCCGCTTCATCACAGCCAATATCCCATTGTCTGATGGTGTGTGGATTATGCAAAGCACACAGGCTTTGGCTTTCAGCTTGATGCAAAACGCATTGGGCCAAGCCGAATTCCCTGGCATGACCATGAACGGCGGCACTTTGTTGGGCTTGCCAGTGATCGTGTCTCAGCACGTGCCTTCTGGTGTGGTGGCCTTGGTTGCCGCATCTGAAATCTACTTGGCTGATGACGGTCAAGTGATGATCGACACTAGCCGCGAAGCTACCTTGATGATGGACAGCGCACCTACCTCGGTGGCAACTCGTTCTATGTTCCAACATAACGAAATTGCTATCCGCGCAGAGCGTTACATCAACTGGTCTAAGCGCCGCAGCGCAGCCTGCCAGTACATTTCTGGTGCAGCTTACGCTTAATCTCCTAGCCTAGAAATAGGTTTGAGGGTCACTTCGGTGGCCCTTTTTTTATACACATAATCAATCTTTAGCGTAAAATATCAACAAAGGAGCTTTAAACATGGCTGAAATTATCATCAAAGGCGAGATTAAGAACGTCAACGAAAAACTAGCTAAGGCGCTGGTTTTGCTTAAAAAAGCAGAGTACGTCACAAAAGACGAAAAGGCAGAGGAAGATAAACCCAAGCGCACTTACAAAACTAAAGTGATGAAAGCAGACGAATGAATATCTTAGGCTTCGAGTTTGGGCGCTCCAAAGCATTAAGCCCAGTTGATAACCGCGCTGGTGCTGGTGGTTGGTGGCCCGTAATTCGTGAGCCTTTCGCTGGTGCTTGGCAACAAAACAAAGAACTCACCACAGAATCTGTACTTCGCTTCTCGGCTGTCTTTGCTTGCGTGTCTGGCATCTCGCTTGATATTGCCAAACTGCAACCACGCTTAATGACACGAAACAGCGAAGGCATCTTAGAAGAATCAGCATCTTCGCCTTATGCGCGTGTCTTGAAAAAACCAAACCGCTACCAAAACCGCATCAAGTTTATTGAAAACTGGGTTTTGTCTAAGCTGCTTTATGGCAATACCTACGCACTCAAAGAACGCGATAACCGAGGAATTGTTACGGGCTTGCAAATCCTAGCCCCTGCTAATGTCACTGTTTTGGTGGCTGATGATGGTCAAGTCTATTATCAATTGCGCCGTGATAACTTAACTCAGAATCAAGATGTGACTATTCCCGCAAGTGAGGTTATCCATGATCGTGGCGTATGTCTCTATCATCCTCTAGTCGGTGTTTCGCCTCTTTATGCTGCTACACAATCGGCATCTGTTGGCCTCAATATCATGGATCAGAGCGAAGGATTCTTCAAGAATAAAAGCGCCCCTGGTGGTGTTTTAACCGCTCCTGCCCGTATCAGCGAAGAAACAGCCGCAAGATTGAAGGCGCATTGGGAAAACAACTACACAGGCGACAATTCTGGCAAGGTTGCCGTTTTGGGCGATGGCTTGAAGTTTGAACAATTGACAATGACAGCCGTAGACGCTGAATTGATTAACCAATTGAAGCTTTCAGTACAAGACATTGCAAGGGCTTTCCGCTACCCGCTCACCAAGTTGCAGACAGGCGCATTGCCAGTTTCAAACAACGTGCAAATCGAGCATGGCTACTATTATGCCGATTGTTTGCAACCTATCATTGAATCAATGGAGCTTTGCCTAGATGAAGGTTTAGAGCTGCCTGAACGATACATGGTAGAACTCGATTTAGAGGGCTTGAGCCGCATGGATACTACAAGTATCTACTCTACGATCAGCGAAGGCATTAAGGGTGGTTTCTTGGCTCCTAATGAGGGTCGTAAGCGTTTGAACTTGCCATCTGTTAAGGGTGGAGATTCGCCGTTTCTACAAGTTCAGAATTACTCGACTGAGGATTTGTCTAAACTTCGATCAATGGAATTTGAGGCGATGCAATCACAAAAGGATTCGCAGGACAATCAGCAAAACGACACGCCTGATAACAACCAAGACGATACGCAGGAGCAAACCCGCGCCATGATTGACCGCATCCGTAAAGGCATCTTAAATGTTGACTGATTTTTATGTTTACATGCATAAAAGGCAATCAGATGGAGTGCCGTTTTACATTGGCAAAGGCTCTAAATCAAGAGCTTGGAAAAAACACGGACGAAGTGAGCTTTGGAAAAGGATTGTAAAAAAGCATGGTTATGATGTTGTTTTGATAGATGAAAAATTATCAGAGAAGGAATCTTTTGAGCTTGAGACATTTGCAATTGATTTTCTAGGCAAACAATCTAATAACAAAGGGCCTTTGATAAATATCACAGATGGTGGAGAAGGCGCTTCTGGTCGTATTGTGTCTGAGCTAACCAGAAAGAAAATATCGGATGGAAATGTCGGAAACAAAAACTCGCTTGGTAGGATTTATTCTGAAGAAATAAGAAAAAAAATGTCATTGGCAAGGATTGGAAAAAAGCCAACAAATGAAACAAGAAAAAAATTATCTGATGCAAAACAAGGACAAAAACACAATAGATTTGGCATTTTGCATACTGATGAAACAAAAGCAAAAATGTCTTTTGCTCACTCTGGTAAAAGTTTGAGCAATGAAACAAAAGACAAAATTAGAAAAGCAAAAAGCAAAAAAGTAATATGTAAAGAATTAAACATGCAATTTGAATCTGCTTATGTTGCAAGTGATTGGCTAAAAAACAATGGTTATCCAAAAGCAGCGCCACAGAATATTTCTAGCGCATGCAGGGGTAAGTACAAAATAGCCTACGGATATTCGTGGGAATTTGGAGATTTAACATGTTGAGCATTTTTGATCGCGCAAGAATTGATGGGTACACAGGCACAGCGGCTGAGTTTGTTTTTGAAACATACAAGGCCAAAGGTTTTGACGCAGCGCGTGAGATGGGCTACACAGGCCCAGAATATGAGCTAGTCGAGATGGTGACACACGAAGAAGCGCAAAAGGCTGCAAATGCTGACCGCTTGGCTTTGCGTGGTGATTCTGCTTATCAAGTTGCCGTGTCAAAAGGTTTCGATGGTGATGAATCCGCATGGCTCAAGTCTTTGATGGGTTCGGACGGTTTAAACGCCTATGAAATCGCAGTCTCCAAAGGTTTTGAAGGCGATGAATCCGTTTGGCTTCAATCCTTGCATGGTTCGGACGGTTCAAGCGCCTATGAGCTAGCTTTGCACAATGGATTCGATGGCACTGAGAAAGAATGGATTGATTCTCTCAAGGCTTTAGACGGTTTGAGCGCTTATGAACTGGCTCAGTCCTTGGGCTTCTCTGGCACGCTTGAACAGTTTATTGCTTCACTAAAAGGTGAGAAGGGCGACAAAGGCGATAGAGGCCAAGACGGTAAAGACGGGGCAAAAGGCGAAAAAGGTGACAAAGGCGATATGCCTGCACACCAATGGGATGGGACACGCTTACGCTTTGAGCGACCCGATGGCACTTGGGGGCAATGGGTAGAGCTGAAAGGACTTGCACAGGTTGCAAGCATGGGCGCAGGCTCTTTGACCATCCAGCAATTCGCAGACGGTGTGGCTAATTTCCCTGCTAGTGGCAAAGCGCAGGTTTTGTACTTTGACACATCGACAGACCCATACACAATGTATGTTTGGGATGTAACTGCTTATGTCGCTGTCGGTGGTGGTGGTGGCGGCGGCACTGCTTACACGGTAGCGGTGGCAGGCAAGAACACTAGCGGCGCGTTAATCCCTAAAGGCGCGCCCGTGATGGCCACAGGCACTTTAGGCGCTTCTGGCATTATCACAATTGCCCCGATGGATGGCACAGACCCTGACAATTACAAGTATCTGATTGGCGTGGCTGGCGCTGACATTGCCGTAGATGCTACGGGCGATGTGGTGGACACTGGCAAGGTGCGCGGCTTTGATACTACGGCATGGAATGAAGGCCAAGTTCTTTGGATTTCAACTACTGAGGTAGGAAAGTTCACCAATGTAGAGCCTTTGACTGGTCTAAAAATGCCAGTTGCCTTTGTGGTCACAGACCATCACACAAACGGCGAAATCATGGTGCGCGTCACGCCCGTAGACGAAAACGCCCATGTAAAACAAACCTTTGAGACCGTCTCAAAGAATCTTGCAGCTTCTAATGCTACTTTAAATTACAATGATGGTGAGTTAAGCTCTGTTGTGTACACCAATGGCATTACAAAAACGTTAGCTTACTCAGGCGGAAATATAACAACAGTCACGCTATCAGGGGCAACGCCAAACGGCATTGATCTTGTCAAAACGATGTCTTATGACAATGGTGAGATAGTTGGGATTGCTTACTCTTAACTTGTAATCAACAGCCGAGGGGCTCTATAATGCCTGCATTTGTAACAGATGGAACTACGGGCATGGATGCACCTTCGGCAATTGCAAGCGGCTTTGCAATAAGCAAAATTTACTATGCTCTGGCTGGCCTTTTTGGGGGTTATATGCTGTCATTCTTTTGGCAACCTGCAAAACTCAAAGGTCATGGCAGATTAGGCGCAGGAGCCATAATCGGTGGAATTTCCGTAGGCTCTGCTGTTATTTTTGGCGGTGCTTTAAGCATATTTTTAGGACTAGACCCAAATGACGCAAATATCGCCCTTGCTGTTGGCGGTGGCATTGGTATTGTGGCTGTTGCAATCGTTAGCCTCTTGGCTAATTTCTTTGATAAGCGCGAAGGCAATGATTTGCTGGAAGTGGTGCAAGAAATCCGCTCAGTGGGTGTCAAAAAACCGACACGCAAGCCAGCCGCCAAAAAAGTAGCCGCAAAGAAGGTTACAAAGAAGGCGGCAAAATGACGGACAAGCAAGTGGCATTTTGGCTAATCGTAATGATGGTTATTGAGGTGCTGGCTGTTGGCATCGCTTTCTTTTACGTTTTCCCTCAAGATTCTGACCACTTGCACGTTTTGCAAAAGATTGGCTTCACCCTTTTAGTATTTGGTTTGGTGGTGCAGATCGTTCGATCTATTCACTACCTTGAGAATGGCTTTTATCCGATAGATAGGTATTTCCCTCTCTGGTCTACAAAGGACTTGGGGGCTAGTGTATTGATCTTCTATTACGCTTTCATTCACAAAAAACAAACTAACACTTAAAAGGTATTAAAATGGGGCCTATCCTAACCAATCGCTCTGCCATGTTGCAGATTGAAAAAACCATGCAATACAAAGCAGTAGCTCCACATTCGGCATTTTGTAACGGTCAAAAACTTGACATTGAAGGCATCTCAGTGGTCAGCATTGCCGATAACCTTGTTGATACAGTTTCGTTCAAATACACCCTAGTAGATAAAAACGGCGTTTTTGCTGGTGACGGTGTTTGCAGTCTCGGCCCTGAGAGTTATTCTCTGTGGGATGCTTCGGCGGCTGGCGCTTATCGCTTAGTCTGCGAGGCTATTGGCCTTGAGTTGCTAGATGCTTAATAAGCTGAAAGAATGGGCTGTTGTAATCGCACTGATTACATCTGGCCTTTCTATTAAAGTCAGCTATACAAATGAAAAGCTAGAGTTTGAGCTAGAACGCGCAAAACAGGCTCTAGCCGAACAGCAAAGCAGCTTTGGATTGGCGGGTGTCTGTGATTGACGTATGCAGAGCCGTCTACATGGTAAATGCGCCTCGCATGATGGATGCCATGTGCCTATGGGCTGAATACAACCTAGACACATGGCTTGCCGTTACTTGCGGTTAGAAGCTATAAGAAGCGCCAACACCAACACCAGTTTTACCTGCTGCTGACTTGGAAATATTCGCACTGATGCGAGACTGTGCATTGATAAAGTGACCAACACCTGCGCTAATAGCTTGCTCGCTACCGTAGAAGCCATAACCCACAGTCACCGATGTTTTCTTGTCTTCGCTGTACGCCACAGATGAATTAGCCGCTGAAATGGCCATTGTCATAGCGCCAACAGCGTTAATCTCACGTTGCAATAATCCCTCAGCCGCCACAGCACGATCACGCTCTGCCTTGACTTCTTTGCGTGCTTCGTTCACTTGGGCTGTGCTATTTGAGTTGACGGTAGCAACTTGGCTATCGGTGTAGCTATTAGCAGATGCAAGGGCTGCATTAGCCTTGGCTGTGGCGTCATTTGACGCTTTTGTAGCGTTAGAAGCTACCGTGCTATTTGTTGCGTCAATCCGTCCATCAACGCGAGAAACCTCAGTGGTGATAGTTGACTGTGTCGCAGTGATCTTGCTGTCTGTATAGGTGTTTGCACTAGATAGCGCAGCATTTGCCTTTGCTGTTGCATCATTAGCCGCCGCTGTCTTGTTGGCTGAGACAGTAGATGTAAGGCTGGTGATGTTGTTGTTTGTGGTGTAAAGCTGAGAGCCGTTAATCAGCTCAGATGATGTGGCAGAGATAACGCCCGTACCTGCGTTGACCTTGCCACCAAAAGTAGCGCCTTTCCATGATGTAAGGTATCCTGAGCTGTCCACAGTCACGTTAGCGTTGCCCAAAGTAACAACACGACCGGTAGAGGCGATCAAGTTCACATCACGACCATTGCCGCTGATATTGAGGTGATCTACACCAGTGCCCATAATGCCTTTGAGACGCATAAAGCCATTGCCATCAAGAACAGCTTGGCCAGTGGTTGAACCGTCTGGCTTTTTGCCTACAAGCGTCAAAGAGCCTGATGCTGAGGTAATGGTGTCTGCGTGAGCTGATAAAGCAAACAGCGCAGCGATAAGAGTGAGTTTTTTCATTTTGTAACCTTATGATTGAGTGCGACTTTGCACACTAGGTATTTTGACTACAAAACTTTCTAGATTCTTACATTTGTGGCATAAAAAACTCAAACAATGTAAAAAATGTAATTGGCTATAATCAGATCAATCAATCTAGCCAATCTAATGCAAGTTAGATAAAATACGGCTAGAAGCATAAAGGATAGAGAATGAGCGTTACTAGTACGACATTAGCAGGCGTAAACGTTTGGCGTTTTAGTGGCGCGGTGACAGATGCCGAAATTAAAACAGCGTGGGCTGCATTAATTGTTAACCAACGCTACAAGCCTGGTCGGTATATCTATATTGATGATACTTGTTCTTTGGTAAACGTACGCGGAACTTATTATGTTGATTGCGAAGCCTATGGCGTAATTCTGCATAGTTCACGAAACAAGACAAATACGCTTTTTAGTAACTGGATGCTAATCCAAACAGTAGGATTATCCGTAGGCAATCGTTCAAACTTTGTGCGAGTGACTAACGGCTCAACCATCACAAATACAACGTCAGATGGTTTGGACATGAAGGGTGGCGGGTTTGTTTACGCTGTTCAAGGAAACCCAGGTGGCAGTGACCCAAGGTATTTGAATGAAATCATGATTGGCTCTTTGGATGGGTCAATTGTTACATCTGCTGCTTACACCGAGCAAGAAGTGGAACCGACTTCTATTGGTACACTTTGGAAGGGCTTAAACCTTCAAAAAGTGCTGGCATTTCCTATCTTGGCACTGGCTGGCGGGACTCAACGTCAAGTTGTTTATCGCTCTGCATTAAACACAGAAAGTGCAAGTCAGCGAATTGTCAGACCTTATTACAACAACTCGGTATGCTACGTTTCAAGCACCGTTCGCCGCGCTGGTGCTGCTGTAACTTCAAACCTTGCGGATACTTTTGGCTCTAACGGTTCGGCAGTGATTATGTGTTTGAATAATTACACGGATGAAAGCTGGTTTGGCGCAAGCAAAACTTCAATGACATCGGCTAACTGGAACGCAGGCAACCGATTTATTGGCGGCGTGATGAAGAAGATTCAAGTGCAACCAAGCACATTGATTCGCACTTATGACAGCCGCAGCACGACAGTAAGTCAAAAAAGCACTTTTAGTGAGACAACTAGCGATTTCCTGAGTGGCACTGACAGCACCACATCTGATGCAAGCACAGGCCGCGCTCAAATCGTTTGCGTGGGTGCAATCGCTACTGGTTCAAGTATCTCAATTACAAGATACACAGGACAGAAATTCACTTTGCAAAAGTTTGGCTACCAAGTGCAAATTGAAACTCCAAATATGACATTTGGTGACGATGATTTGTCGGCATACGCTCCAATCACTATGACTGCACAAGGTGGTATTGCGCGAACACAATCAGAAATAAATTCAGCAACGACAATAAATGATTTTCAGCAACTATTAGAAGAATTACACGTTTTAGCCATTTCTCAAGTTGGTGCGGCTTCGTATAACGGCTACAACAACGGCAATTTGTTTAGCTTTTCTGGCGGTGTACTGACAACAAACTTTGCAAGCGTAACCGTTAACGCTACCGCAGCGAGCAAGATTAGCTACAACAGCACTACAAACGCGCTAACGATTAAATCGTCAGTATTGGCATCAAATAGCACTGTAACTCAGTGGAATAACGCAAGCGGGACAGTTACATTGTCAAATGGGGCTGTAATTCAAGGCGTATATCAATCTAGTGCTGGTACATCTACCACATGGCAATTTGAAAACGTGGAAATCGGCACATCCCTAGCTATCTATGATGCTTCGGGTGTCACAAAGTATTTCCAAGCTCAAGTCACATCGGCTGGCACGTATGCTTATTACATTGCCCCAGGTGCTACGGGAACGTATACCTACGCTGTTGAGAAATACGGCTCAAAGCGTGAGACAGGTACGTTCTTGGCTGGCACAGGTGGCATCTTGTACTACTCACCCGATTACGCCGAAGACGTAGGCATCACAGAGGCCACACAAGCCACAGTTGAGGCGTATACAAGCCTAGAGACACCAAGCAAGGTATATGACCGCACAGCCGTTTTCCGCTTGACAGAGCAAGGCATCAAGATTGGTCAAATGTTTACCCGCTCTGGCACTTCGCTTGAGGTTCAAACTGGATTTAGTCATAAGATCAACAAAGACTCAGCCGCTGTTATTGGCGTGGCTGGTGGCGTGATTACAACTAAATCAACCTCATACGCAGGCGACAGCAAGTACAGCACAGAGATTGCAGTGGCTCCTGATACGATTACGGCTAACACGACTGAAGTTATCACTATTGCCATTGAAGACGCTAATGGCAATAGCTCTGTGACCATCAATGGTGGTGATGGTACTTTTGAATTGTGGAAAGTTACAACGGCAACGGCTACAAACGACTATGCGACAGGCACTCTCTTGGATACGGTTGGTAACGTCACCTATCGTTTTATTGGTGTATCTGGTTTTGATATTGTCGGTGTGGACATTAACTCAAACATTCGCCGCCGTACTTCGATGGCTAAAGGTGTCTATACGCAGAGTTACTACGTGGGCGACCAAATCCAATTGGCTCAAGCGCCTCAAGTAATTGAAAACGGCATCAAGCTAGACGTTTTGACGCAAGACATTGCAGACATTAAAGGCGCAGGCTTTACAACAAGCAAACAGAGCTTGGTTAAACTTCGCCAACATATCACAAACTCAAACCAAATCTAAAGGGGTAATTAAAATGACAGATCAATCTATTGAGCAAGAAATCCAAGCAAAGGGCAAGACAGCCCCGCGCATCACACCTGATGACATTGAGGCAAACATTAAAGAGTGCCACTACTTCACAGCTTTGGATGGTGTTGATGGTCACTTCAGAGGTGGCCCAGAATCGCAGTTATGCGATGGAATGGCACTTTCTTTGCTCACATTCTGCGTGCTGGTAATGAGAAACGGTTTTACAGTCACAGGCGAGAGTGCGTGCGCCAGTCCTGAGAACTTCGACGCCGAGATTGGCCGCAAGGTGGCCCGCGCCAACGCTATCCAGAAGATTTGGCCACTCATGGGCTACGAATTGAAGTCTAAATTAACAAACCAGATCTAAGGTATGAAAATGAACGCTGAAATACTTGACGCGCTAGTCAAAACAATCAAGGAAGCAATCACACTTGAAGGCGCAAAGATTCGCCAAGAGTTGATGGAAGATCAAAAGCGCATGGTGATCGGGTTGGCTAAAACCACCGTTCGCCGTGACCTTGATGGTGCAATTGCTGACATGGAAAAGCGTTTACAAGAAAAGCTCACAGAGCAAGTGAAATCCATTCCTACGCCTCAAGACGGTAAAGACGGTCAATCGGTAGATATGGAAGTTGTCAAAGGCTTGGCAGAGGCTTGGCTGGCTGATAACTTCAAACAACCCGCAGACGGTAAAGACGGGAAGGATGGGCAAGACGGTAAAGACGCGATTCAAATTGACATTCTGCCAATGATTAACGCATCCAAGACTTACGCCAAAGGCACTTACGCCCAGCACGATGGCGGCGTTTATAAGGCTTCACGCAACACAGACCCGATTGAAAAGGCAGAGCCACACCGCGCGGGATGGGATATGGTTTTACGTGGTGTTTCAACTGTTGAGGTTCACCCGATTGACGAAAGCACCTTTGCTGTTAAAATCAAAATGACGGGCGGCGCTGACCAAGTGGTAAAGATGTCAATGCCTACGATGGTCTACAAAGAAGTCTGGAAAGACGGAGAGACATACCAAAAAGGTAACGTGGTAACTTGGGGCGGCTCAATGTGGCACTGTCAAAAGGCAGACGTTACATCAAAGCCTGCAACTTCGGACGAATGGAAATTGTGCGTGAAGCGAGGTACAGACGGTAAAGATCTGAACGTGGCAAAACTTGCAAAGCCTGAGTTCTACAAATTGGGGGCCTAATGAGTAGCTACAAAATCACCGTACAAGCCACCACAGAGCCAATCACACTGGCAGAGGCAAAAGCACAATTGCGCGTAGACCACACGGACGAAGACACGCTAATCACGACCTACATCAAAGCAGCGCGGCAACACGCTGAACGCTTCACAGGCTTATCACTTGCAGCCCAAACGCTCCAAGCGGTCTATGTAGGCGAAAACTTGTCTATTCCTTTGCCGCTATCTCCAGTGGCTTCAATCACTAGCGTGACAGATGGAACGACAGCGGTAGAGTACACGGCAGATATTGATTCTGTGCCTGCTATGGTTACAGTCACCACAATGCCCGATAAGCTAGTGGCTACTTATGTGACCAATGCGTCTATGGTGGAAACAGACATTAAGCTGGCTATTCTGTTGCTAATTAACCACATGTATGACAATCGCGGCATGGTTGAATCAATGACGGTAGAGCGTATTGAAGAAGCGTATCTCAGACACCATCGAGTAGCGAAGGGCATGGCATGACCACAATTGATGCTGGCAAGTTTGACCGCCGTGTGACTTTAGAAGCCAAGACGCAGACACAATCTGAGCTTGGTGATCTAGAGGTTACGTGGACAGCCATTGCAACAGTTTGGGCGCGTAAACTTTCCAGTAAAGGCCGAGAATTTTACTCGGGTAATCAAATCTTAGGCGCTGATGATGTAGGGATTCAAATTCGCTATTCAAACGCAGTAGCCGTGATAGATCTCACATCACGGTTTATCTTTGATGGAAAGACTTACAACATTAAGTCAATTGATGAAGTAGACCGTAAAAACATCATCACGATTTTTGGAACGGCAGGCACTAACAATGGCTAACAGCATCAAGATTGAAGGACTTAGAGAGCTTGGCGAAGCCTTGCGCGGTCTTTCGTCTGATATGGCTTTAAAGGCTGCTAGACAGGCCACAGCCGCTGGTGCAAGTGTCGTGCGTAAGGCTGCAAGGCAAAACGCTCCAAAGGATACTGGCAACCTAGAAAAAGCCATTGTGATGAAGCGTAAACGAGTTACAAACTACACCGAAGAATATAACGTTGCTGTTCGCGTTGGTAAGAAGTCAGACATTAAGAAGGCAAAGGCAGGCACAGGCCCGATGGGTAAAGATGCTTTTTACGCGCGGTTCTTGGAGTTTGGAACTGTGAAAATGTCGCCAAAGCCTTTTTTGGGTGTGGCTCTATCCGCAAACATCAACGAAGCAAGCGAAGCAATGAAAAAACGACTTGCGGCACGAATCGAAAGATATAAAAAATGAGCCACGAAACAATTATCTTCTCAGCTTTGAAGGGTTTGGTATCGAATCGCTGCTACCCTGACACATTCCCGCAAGAACCCGCAATTCCCGTTTGGCCTGCTATCCGATACACCCAAATTGGCGGCACGATAGACGAAGACGTTTGCGGCTCTGGAACTGCTGAGACTGACAACTCAGAATTCCAAATCGACATTGTGGCTGCTACTGCTACGGCTAGAGCCACATTACGCGATCAAGTTAGAACGGCAATGCTTGGGCTATCAATCCCAAACGCTCTAACACTCGCACCAATCCATGAATTTGATGCAGAAACAAAAACCTACCGCTGCATTATGCGGTTTGTCATTTATGGTTCTTCATTGTAAAATCACCACTGTTTAAACAACTTTCCCTCATGAGGTAATCAATATGTCCGCAGGCTCCCGTTACAAGTACACTGGCTCCACATTCCAAGTAGTTACAAGCTATGCAACTACAAAGAACATTTCCGCAATTACAAAAGCGAACCCCGCTGTTGTAACTTCTACCGCTCACGGTTATGCCGTTGGTGACGTTGTAAAAATTGCAGGCGTTGTCGGCATGGAAGAATTGAATAATCAACTTTTTGCAATTCAAGCTGTCACTTCAGACACTTATACGCTTGCAAACGTAGATTCAACAACATTCGGCACATACGCTAGCGGCGGTACATCTGCCAAAGGCGTTTTTTCTTCTAGCTGCGAAATCACCTCTTACACTGGTGACACTGGCGCAACTGAAGAAATCGCAACTACAACCAATTGCGGCAAACAAATTGATTTTGGCGCAACAGATTACGGCTCTGTTTCTATCAATTACTCAAAGGCTCCAGGTCTTTTCCAAACTGCATTGAACGACAGCCGCAAAAACGTAACTGAAATTGCCCTGAAAACCACATTGGTAAACAGCGGCGGCACAATGATCGACATTGGTGTTGTTGTGCAAGTCGGTGCATCTGGTTCGGCTGGAGGGATTTGGCAGGGCAGCGCAAATATTCGCCGTACAAGTGACCGAGTTGATCTGGTTATCTAACTGATATAATCTAAGCGTGGCTAGCTCGACGGAGCGAAAAGCAGACTTAACCCCTGCCTGCCACGATTCTTCAGGGTTAGCATCATGTGAGGTTAAACATGAAAGTTTGCACAGGCTGCGGCGAAGCAAAGCCAAAATCAGAATTTATTAAAAGGGCTAAATCTAAAGATGGCCTTGGGCATAGATGCAAGCATTGCAGGCAGGTGCAATGGGAAATTTATAAAAAATCAAACAGCGAAAAAATTAAACAGTATTACATTGACAACAGAGAAGCCGCCTGCAAAAAAAGTAAGCTATGGCGAGAAAATAATAAAGAGCGATATGCCAATCAAATGAAAAACTATTATGAGAAGAACAAAGAACTTCTCAAACAAAGAACAATTGACTGGACTAAGCAAAACAAAAGCAGGAAAAAAACAACAGATAAGAGATGGAGAGAAAGCAACCCAGAAAAATATTCTGCTTCTATGAAAAGATACAAAGTATCAAAAAAGAACAGAACGCCAAGCTGGTTAACTTCTGAACAACACGATCAGATCGAATCTTTTTATGAGGCTGCATTTGCGTTTCGCATATTTACGGGCCTTGAGTACCATGTAGACCACATAGTTCCATTGCAAGGCAAGACTGTCTCAGGGCTTCATGTTCCTGCAAACTTGCAGGTTTTGCAAAGTAGCGACAACTTAAAAAAATCTAACTTATTTTGGCCTTATATGTGGTGATGTAAGCATCAAGTAAGAATTTTGATAAACAATCAAACCTTCAACAACTAGGAATAGACATGAAAACACTAATCACAATCTTGGCAATGCTTGCGCTTACTGGCTGTGCTGGAACAAAGGTGCATACAGATATGCTTATTAGAGATCAAGTAATTTCGCTTCACCAATCAGACTCTGCTGAATACGATTATAAAATTATGATTAGAAATGCTTATGATTTTGGTATGGATTTAGAGAAAGAGGAAGATAGAAAAAAACAAGTTGAAATTTATTTTCAAGATCAGTGCAAAAAAATTGTTTTTCTAAATGAATCTGTTATTAATAATGGAATTTATGGGTTAACAAAAAATCCTAGAAAAACTTATGTAATGAAAATCAAGTGTGAGGTATAAAATGAAGCAAGTATTAAAATTCATTGGATTTATTTTTGATTCAATCAAAATCATCTTGGGCGTTTCTTTGATTGCGTTCATTGCAATTCTCTGTCTCGCTTTTTATCGCTCTGCACAAACTTTAACTTAAGGGTAAACCATGAAAAAATCTGAACTCCTGCAATTCCTGCAACAAAAGAAAACATCCGTTAACTTGATCGAGGTTGAGTTGGAAGGTTTCGGCACTGTCTACATCAAGCCTATGACTGTGGCAGAGATTGAAAACAGCGTCTCAAACCCGTTGGAAGGCGTAAGCTCTTTGGCCCGTAATATCGCCACTGTGATCTGCGACAAAGAAGGAAACCGACTGCTAGACCCTAACGACAAAACAGACGTTGAATTGATCGCCTCGCAGAATTGGGCAGACTTGAAGCCAGTGCGTGACGCGATGGAGAAAATCAACGCCCCAAAAGCCTAACAGACCGAGGCGAGTTTCTTTGTGATCTCGCCTTTGGTCTTGGGAAGTTGCCAAGTGAGCTAGGCGAAATGACTGAGAGCGATCTTGGTCTATTCGCTAGTTATGCACGTAAACGATACTTACCGCACAGGCGTTTAGAGATAATGCTTGCGCGCCTCTGTATGTACATGGATGCTTACATGGGCGGTGTTAAAAACGCCAAACTAGCCAACTACTTGCTAGACCCAGTTATTGAAGAAGTAGACGATTTAAGCGATAATGACCTTAAAGAATATTTCGGATTTAACCCCATAAACGCGAGTACAGAAGATGGCTAACTCATTAGGCGCACTGGTCGTATCGCTTTCACTTGACGCGGCTGACTACATCAAAGGCTTAACAAAAGCCGAGTACGAAGCGCAAAAATTTGCAAAGGCAGTAGAAAGCACAGTCGAGGCGGCTCGTGCTTCTATGGTTGCTTTAGGTGTCGGCGCTGCTGGTGTTGCTGTTGCGCTAAACGATCAAATCTCAAAGATTGCTGATTATCAAGATTTAGCAGAGAAGATTGGCGACACGGCAGAGGCTGTTGCTAGTCTTTCAACGGCGGCAAACGTTTCAGGTGTTTCGCTTGATACGGTATCGGCTGCAAGTATTAAGCTAACTTCGGCTCTATCAAAGACTGATGATGAAGCAAAGGGCGCAGGCGCTGCAATTGCGGCTCTAGGCTTGAATTTCCAAGAGTTCAAAGACTTATCACCAGTTGACCAAATCGAGGCAGTGGCTAACGCTTTAAACGGATTTGAGGACGGTGCAAACAAAACGGCTGTGGCTGTGGCTCTGTTTGGCAAGTCAGGCGCTGAGTTGATTCCTTTCCTCAATGATCTCGCTGATGGCTCAGAGCGGCAAGTAAAGATCACACAGGCGCAGATTGAAGCGGCTGATGCTTACGATAAGCAAGTTTCAAGGCTCCAAGGCTCTTTGGCTGGCTTGACCAAGCAGATGGCGGCTGAATCAATCCCCGTCATGTCGCAGATGGTTGAACAGGCGCAGGCATTGGTTGACTATGTCAAACAGTCTCAGAATGAATATTCAGTCTTTGAAGGCGTTTTGGCTGGTGTACAAGTAGTCTTTGAAACAATTGTGATCGTGGCATCCGATGTTATCTTTGTCTTGAAAGGAATTGGTACAGAGTTTTATGGCATTGGTCGCCAAATCGCAGCACTTGCAACTGGTGATTTTGAGAAATTCTCAGCCATTGGCGATGCTATGAAGGCAGACGCAGCCAAAGCAAGGGCCGAGCTTGATAAATTTCAAGCTGATTTTTTGAATCGCACAAAAGAAATCAAGCAAATTTCTGAGACAAACAAGCCAAAGCTAGAGTTTTCACAGGCAACACAAGCTCAAGCCGAGGCAGTAAAAGCCCAAAAACAAGACCTTCAAGACTTATCAAAAGAGCTTGAGAAGTACAACACTTGGTTAGAAAAGATCAAAGCAAATACAGAATCTGGCAGGGCTTCGGCATTGCTTGAGAATCAGCTAAAGATCAACGAGGCTTTCCAGCGTGGTGATTTAGATGCGCGTCAATACAAAGAAGCCATTGATGAACTGAACAAAAAGACCAAGGAGACAACAGGCGAAAATGACAAACTTGCAAATAGTTTAGGCTTGACTTTTAGCTCTGCTTTTGAAGATGCCATTATTGGCGGCAAGGGTTTTAGTGACATTCTTAAAGGTATTGAACAAGATTTATTAAAACTGATTGTTCGATTGACTGTGACTGAACCTTTGCTTAATTCAATAAAGGCTGGCATTAGTTCATCTGGCTTTAGTCTTGGTTCTATTTTTGGTGGTGGCTCTGCTGCGAACTCAGGCGGCTACACTGATTTAAGTTTTGCAGGCGGTGGCTATACAGGCTCTGGCTCACGTTCAGGCGGTCTTGACGGACAGGGCGGCTTTATGGCCATGCTTCACCCAAATGAGACGGTTGTAGATCACGCTATGGGCCAAGGCCTAGGTGGTGGCGGAGGTGCTGTTACTGTAAACGTAATCAACCAAGGCTCACAAATGCAAGTGACAGGCCAAAGCTCACGCCAAAACTCAGACGGTTCTACTACGATTGATGTGATGATTGCGGCTGTTGAATCTGGTTTAGCAGACCGCATGGGCGCAGGCGTAGGCTCACTATTCCAAGCCACCAATTCTCGCTTTGTGCCTCAAGGAGCAATGTAAATGGCAACTTTTCCAACATACGTTAAGACTGTATGGAATCAAACGACTGAGCAAGTTAATCCCGTAGTTATCCGCTCAGAGATGGAGCGCGGCGTACCAAAGCAACGCAGGCAAAGCACTAACCCAATGGCTAATCTGTCGCTGACTTTGGTGTTTGGACATAAGAAGCGCATTGAAGACTTTGAAAGCTGGTTTTATAACGACATTGGCGCTGGTGCTTTGTTCTTTGACTTTACACACCCACGCACAGGAGAGACTATTCAGGCGCGTATTGTGGGCGGTCAATTAGGTCAAGTTACGCCTTTGGGGTTGTATCGTGAAAGATACACAATGCCACTTCAACTTGAATACTTGAAAGTCTTGTAATGCAAGCAACGACACGCGCAAGCCTTCAGCGAGTAGACGATTCAAGCGGCATCCTTGAATTGTTGGTGCTGAATCATTCATCTTGGACAAGCCCAGCCTATTTGGTGAACGACACAAAAGACTGGGTTATTGATGGAAACACTTACTTCGGTCTGCCTTTTCGGATTAAGTTGCCAAGCCAAGCAAACGGCGAAAACCCACGCGCACAATTGCAGATTGACAACATTGGGCGGGAAATTACTTCGCTCGTTGAATCTTTGCCTGTAGGCTCTGCGATTGATGCAACCATTCGCCTATCAAGCCGCTCCACTCCAAGCGTGTTTGATTATGAATTTGTTTCTCAATTGTCAGGCATCAACATCACGCCATTGTCGGTTTCTTGCACGATGGGGCCAGACGCAGCTATGAGACAGACAGCGGTAAGGATTCGCTTTGACCCTGAAAATGCTCCAGCACTGTTCCCAGGCTGATTGGGTTAAGGCTCAGTCATTTGTAGGCACACCTTATCTAGCTGGTGAGTTTGACTGCGCTCACTTCTTTATCAAGGCTCAAAAAGAGATTTTCAATAGAACGGTTTTATTGCCTTTTGAAAAGCACAATCAAGGAAAGGCAGGGCAGGCGGCGCAGATCAAACTGGTACGAGACAACCTAGCTGTGAAAATAGAGCCTGAAAATGGCTGTGCTGTATTGATGATTTCAATAAATGCGTGGCACGTTGGTACTCTCTTAATTTACAATGGCACACAATGGGTTTTACACAATTCAAGGGCTATTGGCGGGGTGGAGCTGACAAAGATCAGAGATTTACCTAGTCGTGGTTTGAGAGTAGAAGGCTTTTACAGACTATGCACCAACTAACCGTCACACCTCACCCTTTTACAACACAGGGTCAAACGTCAATAGCGATCATGGACAGCCACGACACATTGGCTGCACTTCTTGTAAGTCAAGGTATTGATAGTGCTTGGATTGTTGAGGTAGGTGGGTTGGAAGTGCCTGCAATCATGTGGAGCCGTACCAAGCTAAAAGACGGTCAGGTCATTGAATGTAGGCCACTTGTTCATAACTCTGGCGTATTAAGAACTGTTGCGCTTATTTATATCGCTTCACAGGCGGGCCCTTGGGGGGCTTCTTTGGCTGCAAGTTATGGTGGTAGTGCTGCTATCTATTCTGCTGGTATTGTTTTGGCTGGCTCTCTTGTTGTAAATAAAGTATTGCCACCAACTTTGCCAGTTGGCATGGATGTGGCACAAAATCAAAACCTGCCTACATACTCATTAAGCGGTGGACGTAATCAGGCGCGTACATGGCAGCCTATGTCGCTTATTCTTGGTGAAACGTATTGTGTGCCAGATTTAGCGGCTCAGTCTTACACTTATTTTTCAGGTGAAGATCAATACTTAAAACAGACATTCAATATTGGCATTAACTGTGCTAGTGTTAAAACTTTAAGAATTGGGCAAACTGGAATTGAAGATTATCAAGGGGTAAACACGTATTACAAAGGATTTTCTGATATTGCAGACACTGGATTACCAGTAGACAGTGTAGACGCAATTTCAGGCGGTTTGCTTGATGCACCAGATGGAACTGGGCCTTGGGTGCAACGAACAACAAGCATAGACACAATCCAAATCGGCATTGATTTGGAGATGAATCTTTTTGGTGTTAACTCTACTACAGGCGCATACGAATCGAAGTCTGTAGAGCTTCAGGCCGAATACTGTATTGCAGGAACAAATAGTTGGGTGGCTATTCCGTTAGGGCAAGCGCAACCTGGCACAACATATCAAGAGAAATACCAAAGCGGCACAAAAACAGAGATAGATTATTCAACACAAAATGGTGATAGTGGTGAATATGTCACTAGGGAAGTGCCAGTTTACTCTTGGCGCACTGTTTCATATCCAAGTGGTAAATTAGTTTACTCAAACGCAACATCAAAACCATTGCGTGTTGGTGTATTGTTAAGCGTTGCAGCAAATCAATATGATATTCGTATTCGCAAAATAACAAAAAATGACACAGCATCTTCATCTCAAAACACAACCACTTGGACACAGCTAAAGAGCTTTCAGCAAGACACAGGTGATTACTCAGGGCAATCATTAGTTAGTTTAAATATCAAGGCAAGCGGCCAACTTACAGGCGCTTTGGATGAATTTAACCTAATTGCAACAGCCAAATCAATGCCGTATTGGGATGGCTTTGCATGGATTACGGCTACAAACACAAACAATGGTCTAAGTAACCCAGGTGCTCAGATTTTGATGCTTGCGCGTGGCATCTATTCTGGTTCAAACTTAATTGCAGGTTTAGGATGGGCTGATTCTAGGATTGACATTGAATCATTAAAAGCGTTTATGGTTTGGTGCGCGTCTAAAAACTTTAAGTTTGATGCACATATCCAAAATGCCATGTCTATGGCTGATTTGTTTGGCGCTATTGCTTATGCTGGTTTAGGCACGTTGTCCTGGGATGGCGGTAAGTTAGGCGTCTCATGGATGGAAGACACAGCCCCAATTGAGGGTGTGATTAACATGGGCAACATCAAAGCCCGTACATTCTCTGTTTCTTATGCTGGTTCAGATCGTGCTGACGAAATCGAATATGGATACTTTGATAAATCTCAAAACAACCAATGGAACAGCCTGCGAGTAAAAGCGCCTAACGTAATAATACCACAAAGCACTGCTCGACTGTCTAACCTTGGCATCACATCTGAATACCATGCAGCAGTGTTGGCGCGTCATTCTATGGGCCAAAACATTTACATGGCTAAGTCAATTACTTTCGATCAAGACCTAGAGTATTTGACATACAAAAAAGGCACAGTTTTGGCCTTGTCTCACGATGTAACCCAATGGGGCTATGGTGGTCGCGTTCTTTCGTCTTCTTTAAGTGGCTCTACTCTTACCCTTAACCTTGATGATGTAATCCCATCCACATCTCAACTAGGCGCTACAAGCCGTTTTATTGGCCTTCGTTTACTAGGTGAGGCTCAGTATCGTATTTTTACAGTTAATGCTTTTACAGGCTCGACAGATACCATATCAATCAACGGTTGGCCTAGCGGTGTCGATATTCCGACAGTTAACAGCCTTTGGATTTATGACTTTGTAGCAACGCCTGGTCTAAAAGTTGTCGTTACATCTATCGAACCAAGTGGAGACGGCGCAAAGGTTACGGTTTCACCAGTGCCAAACGAGTTTTGGCCTTATGTGTTTAACGGCACTTACACACCTCCACCAAATAGAAGCCTGCTTAACATTCTGCCAGTTATTACTTTTGCGTATGTCAGCGAGTTTTTAAAACGACAAGGAAATACATTCCAAACTGATTTAACTGTTCAGATCGAATCAAACTCAAATACTGCTTTAAATCAGATTTGGGGTTCTACGGGTGGCGCTCCATTACAATTGCTTGGTACAACTATTGCCAATTCATTTACTTGGCTTGGTGGCCTTGATGATACTTGGAATTTGCAAATTGTTCCTTTTAACTCTATTGGTAATCGTGGCACACCTTATAACGTCAATTACACAGTTATTGGATTAAAGAAAAAGCCAGCCGATGTAATAAACTTTTCAGTAGATAAATCAATCCTTTCTTGGTCACCCGTTAAAGACATTGACTTAGCAGGTTATAAGATCAAGTTCAATTACGGATTAAACACTTGGTGGAACACAGCCGCCGAGTTGCACAATGGATTGATTACAGAATCGCCATTTGATCTAGTCACTCGACCCGCTGGACTTGTCACGCTTTTGATTAAGGCGGTAGACACGACTGGAAACGAAAGCGAAAACGCCGCAGTAATCACAATGAACCTTGGCAACGCGCTGACAGACAACATCATTTTTGAGTGGCAACACGACCCAACTTGGTACGCAGACAAGACTAACGCAACTGTTATTAGTACAGAGCTTGTAGCAAATCAGACAGACTTGTTTTACCTTGAAGACGAACAGCCGTTCTACATTGATGCAGGTAGCCAGTTCTATGAGGGTACAAACTCTTTGCCTATGAAATATGAGTTTTCTGTTTTGCCACATACGGCTGGTACGCTGAAACTCATTTATGAATTTGAATCTTCAAACTACAAAATTGAATACAAGCGTTTTAATTCTTCGCCTTTTTACGGGCTAAACAATGATGCCTTTTATCTTGATGATGCTGGATTGTTTTATGAAGACGATACGGGCTGGCAGTTGTGGCCTGGTTCACTTGAAGTAGACACATCTTTTGGAGAGATTTTTTTCAGATGCTCAACTCAAGGCGGCATTGGTACTGATAAGTTTAAAAAGCTCAAAGCGGTTCTAGATGTGCCAGACATTAACATCATATTAAATGATGTAAGCATATCAAGCGCAGGCACACGCCTAACATTAGGCAGGACTGTAAACGCTATCCAAAACATACAATTGACCGTACAATCAGACGGAAACGGCGGTGTAACTGGTCGTATTGTTGACAAATCGGCATCACTTGGCCCATTGATTCAAGTGTTAAACGCATCAGGCACAGCCGTAACTGGTAAAATTGATGCAGTCATTCAGGCATATTAAGGAGATTAAATGGCAACGCCACCACTACGAACGGAAATAGCAGGTACACCAACAAACGCAGAGGCCAAAGCTGGTTTTGGTAAGCTGTGGGATTATGTAACTGGTCTTCTTGGCGCAACAGGAGATCCAGAGCAAGCGCGTTCAGCCTTAAAAATTGGTGAAGTTGGCTTCAAGAACCGCATCATCAATGGTGCGATGATGATTGACCAGCGCAATTCTGGTTCTAGTGTTACTGCAAATCAAGCTGTTTATTTTGTGGATCGCTGGACAACTTTTGCAACACAAACGTCAAAAGCTACGGTTCAGCAATCTTCAACAGCTCCTTCTGGCTTTAGCAATTCGTTTGTGTATACGTCTTCGTCTGCATATTCTGTAACAAGCTCTGATTATTTTGGGTTTGGACAGCAAATCGAAGGTAATAATATTGCAGATTTATCATGGGGTACATCATCTGCTTCGCCCGTTACTTTGTCTTTTTGGGTGCGTTCTAGCTTGACTGGTACATTTGGCGGTTCTTTGCGTAATAACGCTGGAGATCGTTCGTATCCATTTAGTTACACAATTAATTCTGCAAACACTTGGGAGCAAAAATCTGTAACTATTAGTGGTGACACATCTGGCACATGGCTGACAACAAGCGGCATTGGTATTCGTCTAATTTTTAGCATGGGGGCTGGTTCAACATTTTTAGGAACATCTGGGGCATGGGCTGGCGCTAACTATTTAGGCTCGACTGGTCAATCTAGTGTTGTTGGAACGTCTGGTGCAACTTTTTACATTACGGGCATCCAGTTTGAAAAAGGCAGCGTAGCTACATCGTTTGACTATCGCCCATACGGGACTGAGTTTGCGTTGTGCCAACGATATTTCCAAATATTTAGTGGGCTGAGTTTTAATAGTTATGCTACGGCAGGTGGTGGCAGTTCTAGGCAGACAGTTTCTTTGCCTGTTGTTATGCGATCAACTCCAACACCAGTAACCATTACTGCACCTGGAACTGTGGTTAATTTAAGCGATACAGACTTAACTGGCAACGTTTCATCAACTGCTGTTGCTTATGGCGGTGTTTCTGTTGGTACAGGTAGAACGTATATTGCTGGTGGTGTTTATTCTTTAAGTTCGGAGCTTTAAAATGTATAAAGAGATTTTATTTAAAGAAAAGCCTGTTGTTGATGGTGTTATTCGACTTGCGGATGGCGCTTTTGTTCCGTTTGATGTATCAAGCTCTGACTACCAAACATATTTGAAATGGCTAGATGAAGGAAACACGCCAGAACCTGCTGATGCTCCACCTCCACCAGACCCTAAGATGGTCGGCATTGAGTTTGAGGGCGTGATGTGTAGCGCAACCCGTGATGACCAAAACGGCATGGTTGCTGTCATTGTTGCTTTTACGCTACAAAAAGATAAATTCCAGCCGACTATCTTTACGTTTGTAAACGGTTCAAAATTGAAATTGACAGCACAAAACATCCAGCAATTCTTGGGTGTTTGGATGCCGTTCCGTCAATCGTTCTTTAAGGCTGAGTAATGATTGAGCTTATCTACATCATTGGCTACACATGGCTGTTTTATGTGCTTTACGTTTTTACAATGAACGTATATCGCGCAAAACTAGCAGGCCGCTTGTTTGGGTTAAATAAACTTTTACTCATGCCTTTTGTGTTAGTTGCAGTGTTGATGGATATTGCTTGTCAGTTTACGGTTGCAACGGTTCTGTTCTTGGAGTTTCCAAAAGAGCTGCTAGTCACTGCAAGGTTGCAACGCTATAACGCTGGTGAAGATTCTTGGCGCAAGACTATTGCAGAGTACATTTGCAATAACTTGCTTGACCCGTTTGACCCAACTGGAAACCACTGCTAATTATGGTACTAGATCAAATCTTAGGCATTGGCGGTAAGTTAATTGATCGCCTTATTCCTGACCCTGCACAAAAGGCAGAGGCACAGTTAAAGCTGGCTGAATTGGCTCAGAATGGCGAACTAAAAGAGTTTGAGCTAGAAGTGCAAGACCGTGATTCAGCGCGTAAGCGTGAGGCTGAAATTGCAGCTAATGGCCCTTGGTACTCAAAGATGGTTACGCCTTTGCTGGCTGTGTTGGTGACTATTGCATGGTTTGCAATTCAATGGTTTTTGTTGAACCATGTAGTACCCACAGAGATGCGTGAAATTGTCATTCGAGTATTGGGCAACCTTGACGCTGCTTTTATGCTTGTTCTTAGTTACTATTTCGGCGCAAGCCATAAACACTAATGATTCTCAAACTTGACCGCATCCACTTTGGCGAAACTTTCACCATTGGCAAAATATTCAATGGCAGAGATTTTATATGCTTTACTCTTGAGGATAAGGTTAGAGAGATTGAAGGAAAACCAGTAGCCGAATGGAAGGTTTACGCAAAAACCGCCATTCCTAAAGGCTACTATTCCGTTAATGTCACTATGTCAAACCGTTTTAAGCGTGAATTGCCATTGCTTGAAGGTGTTGAAGGCTTCTCAGGTGTGCGAATTCACACTGGAAACACTAGCGAACACACCGAAGGCTGTTTAATCGTTGGTAGCACATGGGATGGTAAATCTGACTGGGTTGGTGGCTCAAAAATAGCGTTTGATAAGCTATTTCCGATAATCAAAAATTCACCAGACCCAGTGTTCATTGATTTTCACTAATCAAGCCACAGCATCACAATAACGGATAACGCTAAAGCAGCTAGGGTAAGCCCTAGAAGTACGCCTAGGCCGTTCATATCCACTCCGTTTTACAAACATACCATCCTTTGCTAGTTGGCTGGCACTCAACCACTTTTTCTTTTTTGATAATCACTTGATCTGGCTCTAGACCTGCGTCAAGCCAAGCGCCCAAGAAAAGCAAGCATATCGCAACAACGGCAACGCCAAGCATAAAAATCATGCTGTAAAAAACTTCTTTCATTCCATCTCCTTCAGTCGTTTAATTTCTGCTGGTAGGTTATCCCATAAACCACTTTGATCTTTAAGTAGCTCTAGGTATCTTTTAGTTGCGTACTCTCTGAATCCGTCAACTTTTCCCATCTCTATGAAGTGTTTAGCCATGTCTGTGACTAGCTGCTGATAGTCCATTTAACGCCTTTATCAGCACCAAAAGCATAGGCCAACTCGATTAGCTCTGTCATTTCAGTTACAGTCATCTTGCTGGTTGATGTACCCATTACGACAAATCCACCATCGATACCTGGTCGTGTCTTTTGTTTCTTCACCGATGCAGTCAGCATAGTTTTCCAATCTTCACTGGTCAACTTCTCGCCATACCATTCAACCTGTCGCGCTATGTGGTTCAAAACACTCCACATAAGTGCGTTTTGCTCTAGGCTTCGTGTTGGTGCTTTGATGCTTACACAATAACCTTGTGGCGCTGTTTTAATGGCTTCTATGGCATTTGCTCTAGCCGCATCATGTGACAAAACAAAGTAGCTCATGGCTTTTTAGCTAGACCGCGCCAAACTCTGTTTTGGCAATTACAACGGTTTTTTCCTTGTAACGTACTTTCATAATAAAACCAAACCCATTCGTTACCATCAAAAAACCATCGAAATTTAGAAATCTGATTTTCTAATTGTGATTTTGTTTCATACCATCCAGCACGAACTGGTTTTATGTCTGCTGGAAACCATTTAGTCTTTTTCATGTTATCTCCACAACGTCCTTTGCTCTGCTACGGATTCTGTCCGCAGTCTTCTTTATCGCTGTCTCATACACGCTACGCGCTACGGATGTACGCTGTAAATCGTGGTATTCATGCAGTTCACGTATTGCATTAAGCGTGACACCATCAACACCCATTTTCTTGGTTTCTTGATAGCGTTTAGCAGCTTGCAATAGGCCATTCTGAGCGACTTCGCAAATAGGCAATACCTCTGGGCCAATCCCCATATTACCCATCGTCTCAGAAATATTAAGAAAGTCACAGACCCACCGCCAATCTTCTGTTGTTCCTCGCCCGAAAGCAAGGTTATCAATAGCGGATAGTTCAGCTAGTCGCAATTTGTCTAAAGGCTTCTCGGCTGATACACACGCACCTGTAACCGCCATTTCTATGGGATTAATCAGCGGGTATACCTTACGGCGTGTGCGTTTTCTCATTGATTGCCTTTGATGACAATATCAATTGCTTTTTTTAGCTTGTCAATATCAGATGAATGAATATATGAATATGACCCTGCAAAACGATTAATTTGCAAATCTAGTTCTTTTGCAACGTCTTCACTAATTGGCTTTCCTGCAATCGTGTATGCTTTTGGTAAAGTTCTCCACTCCACAAATTTAGCAATAGCAAAGCGAATCAATCCATAAATTGAACCAATTACTGCAAGTTTATAAACAAGATAACCAACTAATACCCACAATGTAATTGTTGGCAATCCTGCGACAGCTTCAATTAAAAGTTTAAGTTCTTCCATTTTGTTTTCTCATTTCTTGATTGCAGAGCGCACGTTAGAAGGCAACAAAGCCCACAATGCAATTTTCTGGTCGTTCTCAAGATTCTGATGGTGTAAATGTGTTTTTGCATCTTCTGGTCGTTTGTCGTTCACCAAATCAATCAGTGCGGCGGCTAGTTCCTTGATAAATTCCATCTCTTGCGCTGGCAACTCTACGGCTGGCAATGCAGGAATTCGTGGCGCTACTTGATGTGTATGTGCATCCGCATCGTTATCGCCTTCAGTTGGAATAGCAAACGCTTGGAAAGCTGCATACTTGTAAGCCGCTGACATTGCTTTGTTCATGGATTTATCGCCTGAATCAAAAGCCTCGCCAACTGTGCAAATTGTGTGCTTGCTGCCATCTTCTGAGCTAACAAGGTCAAATTCCATCGTTACATAACTGTAAATCAAGACAGAGCCTTTAGCAGATTGACGTTCTGTTTGCTCAGACTTAACTACGCGCGGCAAGATACACAAACCATGCTCTGCCAACAGTGGAGACAATGTGTTGTAAACCTGGTCAATGCCGCGAAAGTTGTAACCCGCGCCTTGATTGTTTCGACCATCTTTTGTAATGCCGATTTTTGACAGTGCGCCTTGAATGGCGTTGATTGCTTTGTAAACTTTCATTTCAGTTCCTTGGTTGTTGATATGTGTATTGTCTATACGATTCTTACGGCTGGCTTACAACGCCAATCATTCTTAGCGCGGCTTCTGGAGAATCAATCCTGCAAAGCGTGCCACCTGTCCAGTTAGCAAAAAAGTCTGTTTGTAGCTTGGTCAGCTTCTTTTTCTCGTTTGTCTTGATTTCGACAAGAAAAGTATGCCCGTTGTAACCGCACAACAAATCTACTGGCAGACCGATAACCAAAACGTAAGCGCCTGCCGCCCGTAATGCGCTCACAATCTGGGTTTGGTTGGCGTCTACGCGAGCCGCCCTACGCATTTTCCAGCTTTCGCAAATCTTGCGCCGCCTTGTAAACCGCATCAAGCTGTTCAAAATCTAAGCTCACCTCTTGTCCTTTGGTGTCACTCAGTTTTAGAAACCATCCAGCGGCTAAGTCTTGAACTTCGATAAAAATCGTCTCCTCGCCGTAAATAGGCGATTCGTCATTGATTGAAATTGCAATTTTCAGCGGCGTTGTTTTGTATTTAGTCACTTAACTGGCTCCCATCGTTCCCCTTTGGTGTTGGTCATACAAGACAAGCAAGGGTCTTTAGCTGCGCTGCTTTGTTGGTGCAAACACTCAGAGCAGAAGCGCAAAGGTACTTTTACCTCGATTTTTGTCTCTGTGTAAACCAATCCTTTTTCTTCTTTCATTTTGTTTCCTTTCATTTAACCCACCAAACACTGCAAGCCCTACCGCCTGGACTATCTTTAACCCAATCCATACGCTCCACATATCCAGCGCGTTCTAAGTCACGCATACGCCTAAACACTTGGTCAGCGTCAAGCCAATTCCCATAGACTTTTTTTGTTGAGTGTGAAATCTCCCAAGGCGTTTGCGCTCCATTAGCCAATAAAGTCTCATAGATTGAAAGATTATGGCCTTCTAAGAATTCACCGATACGGCGATAAGCCGCCAAACTGTTTTTATTCATGTTTACCCATTATGTGTTGCAAAAAAGAAAGGTTTATTGTGTAGCTCAAAATCCTTGCGAATCATGTCTAAATCCAAGTCAAGCAGTTTGCAGTACATCTCTAAGCTGCTGTCGCCTAGAAAAAACTGAGAATCTCCATCTGTCCATGCTTGGCAAATAATCGCCAAGATTAACTCAGCCTCGCTAATTGCCTTTAGCTCCATGCCGTGATTTCGAATTTGAAACGTCTCTAGCAGTCTACGGCGCAATACCTTCACATATTGCTGTGCAGTAGCAAACTTGCGCCCTTGGTCGATTGCAAGCTGTTCTGTTTTGGTAATCATCGAGTAGCCCATTCTGCAAGGCAGTAGGCATAAAACACAATCAGAAACACTGATACAGCAAATTTAGCTACTGTTTTCATTCTTTATCCTTTGGGTAAACGTACCAAGAACCGTCTGAGTTTTGGCTAGATACAAGGTCAATCAAACCGTAATGAGCATATCCAGCTTCATAAGCCATTTGCTCGGTTGGGAATGTCAATCCTTCAAAATCAGTCATTTTTTGCCTCACTTTTCAATGCGCTAATAAATTGCTCTAACTCACAAGCTAACTCATAGCACATTCCAGCACTCATGCTAGATGGAATTTTCATGTATGCGCCATTTTCTGATTGGCATTTAAGATACTCAACCCATTCCATCATGCGTTTTTCTCCAGCTTTATCAGTCATTGAATCTCTCCTTTACTTGACGAACACAATTCATGTATTCATCTACTGTTGCAATTTCATGGTTAAGCC